CTGGGCTATCCAGCATAAAGATCGTTACTTGCATCAAGGTAAAAGGACCTTGTCATTATGGAAAAATTGTTTAAAGGATGAGACTCGTCCCATTGAGAAAGCTAGAGTTGGTAAAACTCGATTGTTCACTGCGGTTCCCTTGGATACAGCTATTCTTTCTAGAATTTATTTCGGTAAATTTAAGGAAGTATGGCAGACCAAGAGGGCCAAATTGTATCATTCGGTTGGTATTAACCCTATGTCTTTGGAATGGACGGATCTAGCTAACTATATGTCTAGTAGAGGCCAAGATTTTTATGATGCTGACTTCGGTGCTTATGATGGACGTTTACGTCCGGAATTCATGGAAGCTGCAGGGAAAATAGTGGTCAATACTATATGTAATGTTACAAATTCTTTAAATGATAAGACTGCAATGACAACCCTTTGGGATGAGTATATAAGAACTTATCAGATTAGTGGACGTGATGTTCATTTAGTAAAACATGGGAACCCTTCAGGTAACCCCATGACAACTGTTATTAATTGTATTGTAAATTTGTTATATCATTGGTGGTGTTACATTAAAATTTCCGGAAATACAGATCTCAATAGTTTCAATAGAGAGGTAGGATTTACTTGCTTTGGTGATGATGTCGTGTATTCTTCAAATTCCGATATTACTGGTTACTCTTTTGATAATGTAGCCACATATATGACGGTATTAGAACAAGATTATACTGTCGCTTGTAAAGATTTGACTTCCGCAACGTCATCTAAAAGGTTAGAAGAAATTACGTTCCTCAAACGTAGTTTTAAACAAAATTATAATCTGTTTTTATCTCCCATAGACCCAGAATCCATAGAACAACAATTTAATTATACAAATATTGCTCCTAAAGATTTCGAGAAAATTAGAGTTCAAATTGATGAGGCTTTACTTGAAGCGGCTGCTCATGGGCGTGATTATTATCATACATTTGTTAGTGCGATAAGTAGTGCTATTGGCAACAACTTGTTCCTTAGATTACATATTGGAATTAATTTCCAAAATTACTCTAAGGCCTACGAGTGTCTATTAGACAGAATTACAAATTCTTGACTAGTAGGTATTGTGCGCTGGTACTACTACCATATTGTTATTAAAATGATGTGTGATAATAATCGACTCATTTGCAGACACCTTGTGTCAAACCTCAAATTCCCTTACACTAGCCTTATGCATAGTGTTCACCGCGATTATGAAATTGTTACT